CCTTCTTATTCTTTACGTATGCACGTGTTTTTTCTACGCACATTCCGCCGTTGCGCTGGTCTCCTTTTGCAGTTCCAGATGTATTTCCTTCAATAACTTGAATTGTTCCATCACCATTATTTTTAATGCAAAGACCAACATGTGAAATACGATTTACGCCATCATCTGGGAAATCAAAATAAATCCAGTCTCCTGGAGTTGGATCATCATTACGAGCATCTGCCCAACGACCTTGCTTCTTAAATTCATCTGATGCTGCTACTGTTGATGCAGACTTTGGAAACTTTGCTACTCCTGCAGTGTATGCACACCAGGAAACGAATGACTGGCACCATGGCTGAAAATTAACCTTCATCCATGCACCGTATTTTGTTTCGTTATCTTTAGGACCTTCAATAGTCCCAACTTCCTTTTTCGCAACCTCAATGATTGCTTCTAATGAACCTTTAACCGCCATGTTGTTCCTCCTATTAATTGGCTATACATCAATTATAGCATTATGCGCTTTTCTTTGTCAATCTCTCATGGGTTCTAATTCTATGGCAATTTGAGCAAATAACGTCACATTTTGCTATCTCTGCTTCAACTAATTCCCAACTTTGACTTTTCATATTTGCTATATTGTATAATTTTCTACCTCTTACATGATCAAAATCCATACAAACTGTAGGAAACCTGTTTCCACAATCTGCACAAGGTTGTTTTTTTATCTCATCAATCTTTGTTTTATTTTTTAAATAAAATTCTTTTTGTCTTTTAGCAATTTTTTCTTTATTATTTTCATAATGATCTTTTCTTTGTTTGCTAATTTTTTCTTTATTGGTTTCACTATACTGTTTTTGATATTGTTTTATTTTTTTATCATTTTGTTTTTGATAAATTTTTTGTTTATTGGCATGACATTTTTTACATCTAGCCATTAAAATACTTTTCTTTTTATTGCTCCATCCAAAATTTTCTGTTAAGATGTTTTCTTTACAACCTTTACATATTTTTAAATTATTTTTATCAATCACAATATACTGATTTCTTTGTTCATGCTTATTATTATACACCTAAGTAGAATGCCCTACACAGGTATTCCAGGCACTTAAGCCACGGTCTCATATAGTTGGGTAACTATTCCATCTCTAAGGTCCTGTGTAGGGACTATTTATATTGTACTACTTGATTTCGATCTTCTTAGGCTTCTTCTCTTCTGGAACAATACGATCTACACTAATATGTAGCATACCATCCTTCATATCAGCACCTGTAACTTCCATGTACTCACCAAGAGCAAATGACTGGGTAAACTTACGACCAGCAATACCCTTATGAATTACTTCAGCATCTGTTACTTCTATAATTTCGCCCTTAATAACAAGGGTTCCATTATCTACTGAGATGCTAACATCCTCTTTTGTAAACCCTGCAACTGCAAGAGACAGCCTATATGTGTCTTCATCTAGTTTAAGAAGATTATATGGAGGATATGATTGTGAATTTGTTTTATGCGCTGTGTTGAGACGGCTTAACTCTCTATTAAAGCCAATAAAAAAAGGATCATTGAATAGATCCATTGCGAACTGTGTTACCATTTTATTCCCCTTTCAAGCGAATAAGTTAATGTATCCCCCGTAGGCAGATACAATACTATTATACCAAATGTTTGGAGCGAATAGCGAGAATCGAACTCGCACATTAACCTTGGCAAGGTTACGCACTACCACTATGCAATATTCGCTTGGCTGGTCTGGTAGGACTCGAACCTACGACCCAGGCATTAACAGTGCCTTGTTCTGCCAACTGAACTACAGACCAAAACCTTTTACTTTAAAACATCAATAACAGTATTAACTCTGTTTGTATCCGATGTAATTGCAATAGATTTTAGACTGTCGTATGTAGTTTGATAACTACCAGAATATGACTTAGCCCAGAACGCTGCAAATGCAGCCGTTGCAGAAGATGTTCCTGAAACATTTCCACTTGGCAATTCATACCTTCCTAGAGCATAAAAATCAATGTCTGCAGAATCGTTGTTATATGTTTCTGTATTTCCTCTGTCACTAATAGAAGCAATTGCAACTGAATCAGATAGACATGCTGGATAGTTAATTCTTTCTTTATCTCTGTCATTTCCCGCAGCAAATACAGATGCTACACCAATTGACTTTAAAGATTGAATTGAAGACTTTAGTCCAGAATCAAACCTATTAATAGAACAATAAGCAGCACCACGCTTTGTTGGTCTTTGACCAATAGATGCAGAAACGGCTACAACGTTAAACTTTGTTTTATTTGCAATAACCCAATCAAGAGCCTGCTTAACTGTGCTATTAGCATTTGCAGCATTATATGCAACATTTCCATTCTTATCCATAGGGAATATACGAATAAAAACAATATTTATGTTTGGGTTAGTCTTAGTTGCAACTAAAGACATTTGTGTTCCATGTGCAAATCCACCAGAATATACTTGTGGAACTGGAAGTGTTGCTGATCCAGGACCTTCCATAAAAGACTTCTTGTTTGGACAACGAAGTTCTTCCATTAAACAAACCTCATGTACGATCTTTCCCTGCAACTCTGGTAAAGATGTGTCTACGGCTGTATCAATAATTACAATTGATTTTTTTTCTTCTGCCTGCGCTGGTTGTAGTAATACCAAACCAAATACTGCGATTAACCCCACTGCTATTTTTTTCATTTTTCTCCTTAGATCATTAGACGGACTACATGGCAACATGGGTCGCCACCGTCTTCCCATTCTTGTACTTCATCTTCACCCATATACTGGTATCCACCATCATGGGTATTGCAATACGGTTCTGTTACCCATCCCCGCTCAATTCCATTTGTTAGCCAAATGCCAAATTCTTCATCTTCCATACTATCCTCTTTATGCATAATATAAGTATACCTTTAAATGCTTACCACGTCAACTGGACCCATGCATGATGGGCTAAATTTGATTGCTGCATTTACCGCAGAGACTACACGGTTTCTTGCATTTTTTTGCTTATCGGTAGCATATAAAACACCATAGGCATACTCTGCTCCTGACCCCATAGCAAGGTATGGAAGTGTGTATTTAGATAAAGACATATCTGCAGAACTATGTTCATATATCTCACCACGAACAGCAACAATTAAACCAAGATCACCATCTTTGGATGTATCTACCCAGAATTCATTATAAAATTCTTTAAGTTCTTTAATAAACCTTGTTTGCATAAACTTATCTGTATCTTTGATGTTAGGGGCAGTTGGTTTAAAGTTATAACGAATTCTTTCGCCATCCATTGAACCAGCATATCCAATTAGGTATGGACCAATTTTCCAAACTTTAGGAGCATCTAAAGCAAGTATGGTTCCATCATCTGATGCACCACGGTCACCAGCCATATAAATTTTATCTTCATGTTTTACTACAGCAATACAAGTCATGCAGAAGCCCCTCTAGATAGGTATATTTAAGTATACCATCTACCCTAAATAGTGTCAAACAGGCTGTTATTTATTCAATAAAGTCATCTAAGTCATCAAGATCATCTGCTACCTGGCTAACTGCAGGCTCAGATGTCTGAATAGACTGTGACTCATATGGTTGAGAAGTCTGTGAATTATCTGAACTTCCACCATTCTTACCAATTAAAATACCAGCAAGTGTGCCAGTAATGAATGTTGCTACAGAAGACAAAACATTAAAAAACATCTTATCATTTTCTGATTGTTCACCTATTGGCTGTGTTACAAAAACAAGGGCATACAAAATACCCATAGTTGTAAACAAAAGGATTGTTCCTAATGTCATGCCAAGAAAAAACTTTAATCGTGCATCCAGTTCATCTGATGTATATCTTTTTTTACTCATTTATGCCACCTTCCATAGGATCAAAACCAAGTATATCTTTAGAACATAATCCATCCGCTAAACAGATTGGTGGATTACACTCTTTATTATACCAGTTAGCAGGGTCATGGCATGCATAGCGGTATCTATTTTCCAACATTCCGCATGAAGTAAGCATCAATGACAAAGTAACTGTTGATACAAGGGCTATAAATCTTTTCATATGATTTATTATACTACTCTTCTTTATTTCTAAATGGACTAGTAATAATCCACAAGGCAGTCGTGGCTACGATTCCATATCCAACTATGGTTTTAGCACTACCATCTAATACTACCCAGGCAATAAACATTCCAAGAAGAGTCCACGCCTGATCTATTAGATCCTTGATTATATTTTTTAGTATTCTTACCATTTTCTTCCTCCTCTTGAACCTGGTGAATTAGCGCCTGAGCCACCACCAGAACTTCCTCCCCCACCTGTGCTTCCCCCTGTTGCTCCACCTGTTGCAACTGCTGCTGCATTAATTGCTGCTCCTGCTGCAACAACTGTTGCTACAACCATATCTGTTGCTTCTTCTCTTTCTGCTTCAGTCATATCTGCACCAATACTTCCAAGTGCTGCAAGGGCTGCTCCTGGATCATTAAATGCTGCTGATAGAAGTGCTCCTGGATCTTGAACTAATTCAATATTTGCTGCAACTGCAGCGGTAATTACAAGGGCATTTCCATTTTCATCTGTGCGAAGTTCAACTGGTGTTGATGGTGGCAAGTCTGCATATGAAACGCCAAATGCTTTTACTTCTGCTGCTGAGATTGATTCTCCAGGCTTAAGGTCTTCTAGCAATGCTTCAACAAGAACTTCTTTTTGCTCTTCAGTTAATTCTTTTCCATCTTTTGCTTCTTCAAGTATTTCTTTTAACTCTTCTTCTTCTTTTTGTGCTGCTTCTTCCTCAGCCTTTGCTTCTTCTAATTCTTTTTCTTTTGCTTTAGCCTCTGCTTTTGCATCTTCTTCTGCTTGTCTTGCTGCCTCAGCCTCTGCCTCTGCTGCTTCTGCTTCTTCCTTTGCATTTTCTTCAGCCTGTCGTGCTGCCTCTGCTTCTGCTTCTAATCTTTCAGCCTCTGCTTGGGCTTCTGCTTCTTCTGCTGCTCTAGCCTCTTCTTCAGCCTGGGCTGCTGCTTCTTCTGCAGCAATTCTGTCCGCTTCTGCCTGTTGTGCTTCAGCCTCTGCCTGCGCTGCAGCCTCTTCTGCTGCTACTCTATCAGCCTCTGCTTTTTCTGCTGCTGCTTGGGCTGCTTCTGCTGCTGCTTCGGCTTGGGCTGCTGCAGCCTCTGCTGCTCTTGCATTTTCAGCAGCGACTGCCGCTTGTCTTTCTGCTTCTGCTCTGGCTGCTGCTTGTCTAACTGATTCTTCTGCAGCAAGTGTTGCATCTACAATTGAGTCAGCAGAATTTACGGCTGATCCCATTGCTTCAATAGATTGAGTTACAAGCATGATTGCTGAGTCCAGTTGTGATTTTGCTGTTTGAACTTGTCCCTGCCAGTAAACTACCTGCTGATTGGCTGTATTTAAATTAGACTGAGCAGTTTGCAATGCCTGCTGTGCTGCATTGATATCTGATTGCAGTGCATTTTTATTTGACATTAATCCAGAAAGTACAGACTGTGCTGCGGTTAAAGTTTGTTGTGCAGTTGTCAAATTATTTTGTGCAGTAACTAATGACTCTGCAAGGTTTGTATTTGCTGGTGCTGGAGTATAAGGAGTATACCCAGTATTATCAATGTGTGCAGTAAAGTTAGTGGAGTTTGTTCCAGATGTTAGTGGAACAGAAATACTTTGCATTTGATTATTTAGATATTGAACAACCTGAACTGGATTATCATAATTATTTCCATTCATGCCTACGGAAGAAACATCCGCTTTCCAAGAACCATCTAATGGGTTTACATCAGCATCAAATGTCATATATGTTTTTTCTGTATTTGATGAACGAGTTGCATATGGAACAACATTCCATTCAACCAAAAGACTATTAATAGTTGTTGAATATCTTACGTATGTATCTGAATCAACATTCCACCAGTCACGGAAGTTAATATAAACTGCTGGAGCATTACCACCCCATCCTTGTGCTTGACCAAATGATATCAAACCATTTGTGGCAACATAAACATCTGTGTAGGTTTGATCTCCAAGTCTAAGAGCATATGGAAGTTCCATTCTAAATGCCCAGTCATCGTCTTTAGGAAGATCTGTAGTTTGTGGATTGCCAGCGTTTTCTAGTCTAATTTGATTTTGAACTAATGTAACATCTCCTTGACGAGCAAGGACTGTAGCACTATCAGAAATTACTATTGCTGTTTGGCTATCTATTTGACCATTAAGAACTGTCATACTATCTGTCAAGGTAGTTACTGTTGCAGAGTCTGTAGTTACAATTTGAGACATTGCCGTTTGAGTCTCTACCGCTTGATTTAAAGAAGTCTGGGTAGAAATAACATTATTTACAGCCACAGTAGCACTATCTACTACTGTCTGAGCCTGGGTAATAGAGGTCTGAGCCTGTGTGATAGTGGCTGTTATAGTCTCTGTAGGGCTTGTAATTGCTGTTGCTTGGGTTTGTATGACTGCCGTGGTTGTTTCAGCCTGAGAAATTGTAGCCTGTGCTACTTCTATCGTGGCTGTTGCGCTTTCTACAGATGTATGTGCTATAACTGTTGAAGAAGAATCTATTGTTGCCGTTGATGTATCAGATGAGGATACTTGGCTTGTTACTGTTTCATCTGCATGTGCTTGACTAATTGGAGATAGAATAAACCACAAACCCACCAAAAAAGCAACTACCCCACTTTTTAGTAGGATCTTTTTGATAGAGGGCACATCCTTTCCGATGTTTGATAATCTTATTATATCATTTTTTAGGTACAAAAAAGAGGGCTAGCGCTTGGCTAACCCCCTTAGTTGTTGGACTAGATTACTTCTTTAGAAGTGCAATCTTTGCCTTTGGATTCTTCTTGTTCCACTTTGTAGCAAGTGCATTGTACTGCTTTACAAAAGCAGCACGATCAGCAATTGCCTTAGCATCTGCTGTTGCCTTGTCAGCCTTAAGTGTTGCAACTTCTGCCTTTAGACTATCAAAGATTCCCTGCATTGCTGTAATCTGTGCAACTAGTGCTGCAAGAGTAGCGTTTGTGCTAGAAGAAGAATTTGATACCTTTGCTGTTGCAGATACTGCTACCTGACCAGCAAGTGGCAATGATGTTCCACCTGTTGCTGAAACAGTTACAGTGTTTTCTGTCAAAGGCATAAATACCTTGTATGACTTTACTGTTTCTGTATCAGTTGTAATTGATGTTGCTGTAAGAACATCTGATCCTGAACCAAATGCATAAGTAGAAGTGATTCCACCTGTTGCAAATAGATTAGCATGTGTCTTTCCAGATACTGGAAGACCTGCTGCATCAAGAACCTGCAACTTAATAGTTGCTGCTTCGCCTGGAAGGTATGTTTCCTTATCAAATGACAACTTAACAGTTGCTGCAGTTCCTTCTACACGAGTAGAAACTGGTGCAGATACGATTGTTCCTGCTGCATTTCTAACTGTAATTGCAGCGCCACCAGACTTAACGCCAGTGATTGTAAATAGTGCTTCACCATTTACGATTGTTGCTGCTGTACCTGTATCAGATACTGTTGTAACGTCAGATGAGTTAGCATATAGTGTTCCTGCTCCAACTGTTACGCCTGATGCATCCTTTGCAACTGCCTTTACAGTAGTTGTATTTGCTCCAACTGCAATAACAGACTTAACTGGAGTTGCTGTAATTGTAGCAATGTCTCCATAGAATGTTACCTGCTCTGTTGCAAGAACTGTACCTGTAAGGGTTGTAAGAGTGATTGTTCCTACTCCTGCTGTACCGTCAGCAAATACACCAATGTAGTTGCCTGTAGGAATAACAATTGCACGACCAAGAGCAGACATTGTTGTGGCATTTGTGCCATAACCAATTAAGCCTGTGCCTGATACTGTCGCAAGAATTGATTCGGTTGCTGATCCACCTGCTGCATTCTTAGGTGTAACAACGATTACCGCTGCTGCATCTGTTGAAGTAGTCTTTGGTGCATAGACCGAAGCATCTGCTGTTGCAGTTGTAACTTCGCCTGAGTTAAGAATTGAAGTTGTTGTTGAAGCAGAAGGAACAATGTCCGCTGCCTTAACTGTTACTGTCCATGCAACTGATGGACCAGTTGATGGCTTAGTTGTAATAATTCGTGCCTCATATGTACCTGCAACAGAAGGGGCAACCAATGATACTGTGAACTTTGCAGTTACATATCCTGGTGTATTAACTGTTGAATTAATGTCAGCAGAAAGGTTTCCTGCTGCAACTACAACTGTAGCAGTTGTTGTTTCAAGTACTGTAAGTGTTGCACTCTTTGATGAGCCTGATGGCTGTGAGAACATGGCAGACAATACAGTTGCTGTATCTGCTGATGTTTCTGAAATATACGAAAGTGTAACTACCGCAGTTGCAGTCTCACCAACAATGATTGTATCTGTAGCAGAATCAATCGTTATGGTAGGTGCAATCACAGCAGCACTTGTCGGAAGTGCCGTTAGTACGCCAAAG